ATATGCGGACCGTCTTGAAGACGAAGCAAGAAAAAAATACATACAGGCAAAACGAGACGCTGATCCTATTGAAAAAGTTAGACGGCGTATGGAAGATGAACGGCGTATGGAAGAAAAAACTAGACAACGTGTGTTAATACCACCTTTAACACAATCTAAACAAAAACAAGGTATAGAAACTTTAGTAGACCAAAAATCAACCTTAAAAAAAGAACCTGAATCCGAACTTATGCCAAAAGGGTTTAAAACAGGAGATGAAATACTTGAAGACTACAATAAAAATTTCGATTCAATTATAGATCAAGTGTTAATACCTCCTTTAACACAATCTAAACGAAAACAAAGTATAAATACCGATGAAATGAGTATTTTAGAAATTCTTGAAAAAATGAAAGATATGGATTTAGATTAATTTCTATGACTACAAATAAAGATCGTCTTGCGGCTTTGCGCAAGATTGAATTAGATTACCTAGATAAATCTGAAGCTAAAGAATTCACAATTCTTTTAGAAGAATTAGAAAAACGTGAGTTCCAAGAAAAATCTACCAGTACCTTTATGGAATTCGTTAAATCCATTTGGAAAGAATTCATTAACGGCGATCACCACGTTAAAATGGCAAAAGCGTTTGATGATATAGCTACGGGTAAGTTAAAACGTTTAATTATCAATATGCCACCACGACATACCAAGTCTGAGTTTGCGTCACATTTATTTCCTGCCTATTTGTTAGGTAAAAATCCTAAGTTAAAAATTATTGAAGCAACCCACACCGCTGACCTCGCAATAAATTTCGGTAGAAAAGTTCGTGACTTAATCGATGGAGAAGAGTACCACGCACTGTTTCCCGAAACTGAATTGAAAGCGGACAGTCGTTCCGCCGGAAAGTGGCTCACGAACAAAGGTGGGGAATACTATGCGGCAGGTACAGGTGGTGCATTGGCTGGACGGGGTGCGGATTTGTTTATTATTGACGATCCACATTCGGAACAAGATGCGATGTCCGATAAATCAATGGACGAGGCATACGAATGGTTTATGACTGGACCGCGACAACGGTTACAGCCCGGAGGTGCAATCGTTATTGTAATGACACGTTGGTCTAAAAAAGACTTAACAGGTCGTTTAATTAAGAAAATGACTCAAGATAAAAATGCGGATCAGTGGCAAGTGATTGAATTCCCTGCAATATTACCTTCTGGCAAACCTCTTTGGAACAATTTTTGGAAGTTAGAAGAACTCGAAAGTATAAAAGCGTCTGTTAGCCCTTCTAAGTGGGCGGCACAATACATGCAAAGACCGACAGGTGAAGGTATATCTATTATTCCTAAAGAATGGTTTAATGTTTGGGAAAAAGAAAAACCACCTGCGTGTGACTATATTATACAAAGTTACGATACCGCGTTTTTAAAATCAGAAAGAGCCGACTTTACCGCGATAACAACTTGGGGAGTTTGGTATCCTGAAGGAAAAATTGGGGAAGAAATGTATTCAGGGGGAGAAGCGCATTTAATATTAATAGATTGTATAAAAGAACGGTTTGATTTTCCTGAACTTAAAAACGAAGCAATGCGTTTATACAATTATTGGGAACCAGATACAGTAATTATTGAAGCAAAAGCCAGTGGTATTCCACTGGTTCAAGAACTACGCAGAATAGGTATTCCTGTAAATACATTTTCTCCCGGAAAAGGTCAAGATAAGATAGCAAGACTAAACTCAGTCTCGCCAATATTCCAAGATGGGCGCGTTTGGGTTCCAGAAAATCGTTGGGGAGAGGAATTAATAGAGGAAGTCAGCGATTTTCCAGCAGGAGAACACGATGACTTAGTTGATGCTACAACTTTAGCATTAGCAAGGTTTAGACAAGGGGGCTTTTTACAGTTATCTAGTGATTTTGAAGAAGAAGAATTTTACTATGATAGACAAAGGGTTTATTATTAGCACAATTCATACTATGATGTTTACTTATGGCTATTGAAAAACAAATTTTATCTGCAGTTCCAGAGCTACAAGAAGAAATAGATATTGAGATTCTTCCAGAAATGGAAGAAGAAACAGAAGTTTTCATACAACCTGACGGTTCAGCTATTATTGGTAGCGATATGCCCGATCAATCGTCATTAAAGTTTGGTGAAAACTTAGCAGAACTACTAGATGAACGTGAACTTAGTACAATCAGTAACGAATTAGTATCTGCGTATGAGGAAGACTTAGAATCTAGACAAGATTGGTTTGATTCATACACCGAAGGATTAGATTTATTAGGAATAAACTCTGATTCACGTTCACAACCGTTCGAAGGAGCTTCAGGAGTTCATCATCCAATACTTGCGGAAGCCGTAACTCAGTTTCAAGCGCAAGCCTACAAGGAATTATTGCCCGCAGGCGGTCCAGTTGATACCGAAGTGTTAGGAATGACTGACGATGCGAAGTTAGAAAAGGCAAATCGCGTTAAAAACTTCATGAATTACCAAATTACCTATAAAATGGAAGAATATGACTCTGAAATGGATCAACTTTTGTTTTATTTACCGTTATCTGGTTCTGCTTTTAAGAAAGTGTACTACGATCCAGCTTTAGGACGCGCTACAGCACGTTTTGTTAAATCAGAACACTTAGTTGTTCCTTATTATGCAGTAGATTTACTTACTTCTCCTCGAATTACCCATGTTATACATATGGATGAGAACGAATTACGCAAATTACAAATTTCTGGGTTTTATCTTGACGTAGAAATGATGTCTCCCGGATCAGCAACCGATAATACACAAGTAGATGACAAAATTGATGAGTTACAAGGAATAAGTAGAACAATTAGCGATGAAGAGTACACGTTATTAGAAATGCACGTGAATTTAGACTTAGAAGGGTACAAAGACACTGACGAAAACGGTGAAGAGACTGGATTAGCCCTTCCATACATAGTAACTATATGTAAAGACAACGATCAAGTATTAGCTATACGACCAAACTTCAAAGAAGAAGATCCAATGAAGAAGAAAGTTGAATACTTCACGCATTATAAATTTCTTCCGGGATTAGGGTTTTATGGTTTTGGTCTAATACACATGATGGGCGGACTAACTAAATCAGTTACCGCGATATTACGTCAATTAATTGATGCAGGAACACTTGCTAACTTACCTGCGGGATTCAAATCTCGAGGATTAAATATTCAACGACACAGTGATCCATTACAACCCGGAGAGTGGAGAGATGTTGATGCTCCCGGAGGACGATTACAAGATGCATTTTTACCGCTACCTTATAAAGAGCCAAGCGGTACATTAACTCAATTATTAGGTGCGTTAGTAGATTCTGGTAAACAATTTGCGGCTACAGTCGAAAATCCGACAGGAGACGGTAATACCGAAGCTCCAGTAGGCACAACTGTTGCATTATTAGAAAAAGGACAGCGGATAATGTCCGCAATCCATAAAAGATTACACTACGCACAAAGATGTGAGTTTAAAATATTAAAAAGAGTATTTGGAGAGTTTTTACCTCCTGAATACCCATATCAGGTACAAGGTGCTTCAGAAAACGTATTTAAAGATGATTTTGATACATCGGTTGATGTTCTTCCAGTTAGTGATCCAAATATCTTTAGTATGACACAAAGAATTACGTTAGCTCAAACACAACTACAAATGGCACAGTCTGCTCCAGAACTACATGACCTGCGTGCCGCGTACCGTAAAATGTATATAGCATTGAATGTAAAAGACATCGATGCAATTTTACCTCCGGAGGAGGAAGCGCAACCAAAAGATCCAATTCTAGAAAACATGGATTCTTTATTGCAAACTCCTTTACAAGCGTTCCCCCAACAAAACCACGAAGCGCATATTGCAGCCCACATGGCATTTTTAGAAAACCCTAAAACTGCACAAAACCCTGCAGCAGTTGCTGCATTGCAAGCCCACATACAACAACACAATGCGCTGAAATATAGAGTTGAAATTGAAGCTCTATTGGCTCAACAGGGAGTACAACTTCCTCCTCCGGGACAACCTATTCCGCCTGAAGTGGAAAGTCAAATAGCGATTGCGGCGGCACAAGCTACGCAAACCATAACGGGACAAGAACAAGCACTAGCTAATGCGATGCAAACACCTGATCCACAACGTGAAATGTTCGAACAGCAATTACAACTTGAACGTGAACAGTTGATGCAAAAAGAACAAGCTGATGCTAGAGATACACAAGTAGCGATGACTAAAGCTGAAATGGATGCTCAGATTAAACGAGAAAAAATACAAGCTGATATAGCTAAAGAAAATACAAAGTCAGCAATCGAATTACAAGAGCTAGAGTTAAAAGCTAAAGCAGAGCAGGATAAAAATTATAGAGAATCTTTAAACACTATTAGGAATAACAGGAATTAACGGAGAATAAAATGCACAGAAATAAAGATTACCCGTCACCTTCTAAAAGAGTTAACAGAGCAGAGCCTAGTATGCCTAGTATGACAGACACAACTAGAACTCAATCTGTAAAAGCAGGTGAGTGTCTTGATAAGCCAGAAAAAGCAAAAGTTAAAGCGGCTTACGGACAAACTAAAGGACTTCTTTGGTATAGATCAATTAAATAATGGACTATATCGTAGCAACGGAGCATTTGCTTCGTAAAACACGAGAGAGAAAAGA